GATGTATTTATCCTATCTTAGGATGTACAGACCCAACAATGTTTAACTACGATCCTTTAGCTAATACAGATGATGGTACTTGTGTTCCATTTATTTATGGATGTACAGATGCTAGTATGTTTAATTTTGATCCTTTAGCTAACACAGATAACGGATCTTGTATACCATTCATTTACGGATGTACAGATTCAACACAATTTAACTATGATCCAACAGCAAACACTGATAATGGATCTTGTATCCCATTTATTTATGGATGTACTGACAATACAGCATTTAATTATAATCCTTTAGCTAACACATTAGATAATTCGTGTTGTTATATTTCAGGATGTACTGATTCAACATCTCTAAATTATGATCCTCTAGCTTGTTATGATGATAATTCATGTATAACAATAGTAGTAGGATGTACAGATGTAGCAGCTTACAATTATAATCCATCAGCAAACGTTTTAGACTCAACAGCATGTTTATATGATGCTGGTTGTTATGGTGGACCAGGTGTTCCATACTGGTTAAATGATGGGTGTTATGCTTGGGTAATTGATGTAGATGATTATTGTTGTAATGTAGATTGGGATGCTTCATGTCAATCAATGTATGATTATTGTGCTCAAGGATGGCCTACAGCAGTAGAAGATATTTCGTTATTAGGAATTGTGATTTATCCTAATCCAACACAAAATATATTAACAATAGAAACAAGACTACAAATTAAAGTAGAGGTATATGATATAATGGGTAAATTATTAATAGAAGAAGAAAATACAAAACGATTAGATTTATCTGATTTATCAAATGGCTTATATAATTTATCTATTATATATAACGATAAACGATATATTAAACAAATAATTAAACAATAATCAGTTTCCGAAATAATTTTATATTTATATAGGAATAATACATTATAGACATGGCAAATAATAAATACGCAGGATATACTCCAAAATCTTCAAAACAAACACGAGAAGGGGGGACAACTGAAATCCCTAATAAGTTAGATAAATTTAATCCATTTGAATTTAGAAAAGGTATGGATTATGAATTAACTTCTATAGGGTGTGCTAGATTAGCAGAATCAACTTTAGAAGAAAGAGAAAAATGTACTGAAGTTGTTCTTAAAAATTTAGAAGAACACCAATCGTATTATTCAGCACTAATTCAATATACAACAGGAATGAATCATGCTGGTCAAATTGATGAATCATCGTTTAAAAAATATTTAGAAACTTATACTAGTAGTGAAGGTAGAGGAGACGGTATGATATGTGTAAAAAAAGAAAGAAAAGACGATAAAATGTCAGAACCTAAATATGATAAAGCTGAGTATACAAAAGAATTTAAAACAGATTTATTAAAAGAAGCTATAAAAAAAGAAGTAAAAAAACTTACAGAAACTTTTGTTGAAGTAGATTCTCCATCTGATATTAAAGCAGCTAATAAAGAAACAGCAGCACAGGAAAAAGAACCAAGTAAAAAAGATATGAAAGGTGCTTCTAAAACATCAACTGTTTCTATTAAATCAGATATAGACGCAGCTAAAAAAGAATTAGCCTCTTTAGAAAAAGAAAGATCAAAACATTTTGCAACATACGAAAAAGGTATGAAAAAAGCAAAAAATGCAAAAGACGCAGATAAACGAAAAGACATAGAAGAAGAAACAAAATCAGAATATGTAAAGGCTGTTAAACAAATACAGAAAAACATAAATGATGAAAAATCTAAAATTAAAAAACTAACAGATAGTTTAACTGATTTAAGTGAAGAAAGTAAAAAGTTAAGAAGAGAAGTAGCTAAATCTATGATGGAAAGAGATACTCATTTAGAAATCTTAAAAATAATTAAAGAAGCAGGAGTAGCAATGAACGAAGGATCTGCAGGTGTTGTAATGTATTATGAAATAGCAAAAACAGCTTATCAAGAAGGATTTATGGCTGGTTTAGATAAAAGACAATAAATATGAATAAAGATAAAATATTATGTTACGTAAAATGCTATGGAGGATATATATTAGCAGTAGGAGCAGGATGTACATTTGGCATAAGCTTATTATGGGGAACTATATTATTAGCAGGAGCAGCTGGATGGGCTTATAAAACAAGATATTCAACTTGTAAGTTATAAATAATAATAAAAAATAGTTATGAAAAAGGTAAAAAATTATTTTAAGAGACTGTGGAAAGCACTTTGGGATTCAACAGACATTGATGAAAAAGCAGAAGCAGCATTAAAAGAAGCGAAAGCTAGAATCGCTGAAATGAAAAAAGAACTAGCAGATGTAAAAAATGCAGCTAAAAACGTTGTAGCACAATCAAAAGACGTTATAGATGCAGCAAAAGGAAAAAAAAGACGAGGAAAAAAACCTTATAAGAAATATAAAAAGAAAACCAATAATAACAACTCTAAAAAGTAAAAAAAATGACTTTAAAAGAACTACAAGAAATGATTAAAGAAGAGTTTGCAGCTTTTCAAAATGAAGCGGACGACGTAGATGTATCTGTTAGTGATACTGACGTAGACGTAGACGCAGAAACAGGTGATGATATAGAAGTAGGTGATGAAGAAGGTGAAGAAACTGATGAAGATATACTTCGTAACATCTATGATATGTTGAAAGCTAAATTTGAAATGGAAGATGAAATGGGAGATGAAGAAGGAGATGATATAGAAGACGTTGAAGGTGGAGAAGAAGAAGAAGCTGACATCGAAGAAAACGCTACAACTAAAGCTAAATTTCAAAAACAAGGATATGCTGCAGGAGGAGACACTAAAGGTGGAACTAATTCAGGATTTGGTAATGTAGGAGGAAAAGGAAATGATGGATATCCTACAAAAGCAAAATCAAACCCACTACCAGGAGAAGGCTCAGTAACAGCACTTCAAGAAAGATTTCAAAAGTTAGCTAATATTATTAAGTAATATTACCATGACTCTCGACGAGTTATTATTGGAATGGTCTTATAGGTCAGAAAAGGGATATCCATGTTTGGATAGCCCTTCTGATATTTCGGTTTTAAAACAAATTCTTGAACAGTTAGATTTACCCGTTAATGAAATTATTTCAAATTTAGAAGAAGTGAGAATGATTCCTAGTCAGTTAAAAGGGACTATAACTAAAGGTCCATTTAAATCTACAAATGTAGGAAGTGATACTATTCCAAAAGAAAAAGGAAAATCAATTACAAGACTAGAACTTTTAATTTTAAAAATTGAAAACGACGAAGAATTAGAATTGGACAATGGAAGTACTATTACAGTTGCTAATAAAGAAGAAGTTCTTAATATTTTAAGAAGTGGGAATATCCCAGGATCTGGTGTATCTTTAATAGGGACAAAAGAAGAAAATACAACTACAAGCCAATTAAAGAAAACACATGAGTTTGGTTCAGATAGAGCATCATCAGGTGCTTCAGACGCAAAAAATCCTGTAGTTGATACTGATGTAAAAGAAGAATTAGTTATTGTAATGTGTAATGTATTAAAAGAAGGAGGAGATTTAACTAATTTTAATGATAATCAAGATTATATTAATAATTTTAAGGTTATAAATAATTCAACTAATAAATGGCAAGACACTACTGAAGTTGGGAGAACAAAAATAGAAAAATTATTCAATTTAGTAGGAGGATTAGACAAACCTTTATCTAAAGTAAAACACATATTTAATAACCCTTATTCTATAGCAGTAGAAATATTAAAAACTTATCCAGATGCTCGATTTAATAGGGGAGAAACATTCAACAAAATAAGAACAGAATGTTCCAAAATAACAAAATTAGATAAAGACAAATGGAATCCAGGAGATATTTATATAGTTAATTATGATCCTACACTACCTACAGATACAGATTCAATTGTACCTTGGAATGAATTATTTGTAAATAATTGGGGGGATACAGATGCTCCCTTAGTTGCAATTTCATTAAAAGAAGAAAAATACCAACCAGGAAGAGCAAAATCTTACTTAAAAAAGTTTGGAGATCCCGATAAATTTAACATGAGTAGTGAAGATTTAAATGCTATGTCTGAAGAAATGTTAAAAAAAGGTATTGATAAAAATAGAAATGAAGTTATAAATTATATAGAAAAAGCAGAAGGGTTAAAATTTGAAAGAAAGGGAGATGGTTGGAGTAATTATCCAAACACAAAATCAAGATTAAAAGCAAAATATGGTTGTTATAGAATATTAGATTTTTTACTTAATGATCAAAATGATTCTTCAATATTAGGTTTATTTGCTTTTGGTTTATCTATTGATAGAGATGAAAGAGCTAACCCAACCTTCTTTAAGTTAGTAGGAGGAAATAAAGGAGAAATGAAGAAAAAAGTAAAATACCCTGCTGGAGTAAACTCAGAAATAGATGAAGATACCCCTATAGTAATAGAAGATCTTACAACAAACGGAAATATAAAAATATCTGGTACTATCATAAAAACAGATGGTGAAGATTTTAATGAAAAAGAAGACACGTCTAAAACTCTTAGAATGTCAGGAGCAGGTCAGGTACAAATTGTTTAAAAATTCATTGAAAAAAATTTGGTTTATACTAAAATAAATCATATCCTACAACTGTAGGGGTTTTTAGGTCGAACAGCGAACCGAACATATGACACAATACAATCCGAAAAATATAGAAGAAACACTGAAGCGAATGGAAAAGGCGGATGAATTGAAAGGCATCCATCGCTCCGGTACTAATATAATGTCGTTCTTTGATGATAATGATAAAGAACACGAACTACAAAAACAACAATCAGCAGCAGAATTAAAAAGAGATGAATATCTTAAAAGTGTTGAATTACTTAAAAAACTTATACAAGAAAACGGAACTAAGAACGATTTAACCCGTATAACATCAATCGGTTATTTAATTGAATCAACAGACTTCCTTAATATACCACCAGATCGTAAAAAAATGTTAAAAGAAAATATGGAATGGTGTAATAAACAATATGAAAAATACTTGGATTCCCAAGAATAATTTACTATATTTAAACAAATAATAAAAAACTAGTTATGAAATACGCAAGACAAATACAAGAACATATGGATAGGCTTGATCAATCTTTATTAAGGTTAAGAGATATGATTAAAAGAGGTGATAATCAAAACGCTATTAGATATATGGAAGAAGGTGATTTAAAAGAAAGATATGAAGAATTACAAGATATTATCAATATGTCAAAAAGAGGAACAACAGATGATAATTTAGGAGCCAGTGGGGTATCTAATATAAATGCATTTTAATATGTTATCAGCAGAAAAAATCCAATCAAATTGGGATCGTTATATAAATGAAGTAACAACATGTTTTTCCAAAGAAAGAACAGACATTTTACTTCCATTCCTAGACAAATACAAAGAAAGAATGATGATGATGCCTGCTTCAAGTAAAAATTGGCACCATTCAGCATTTGCAGGTGGTTATACTGATCATGTTTTACGTGTATATGATTGTGCAAATCAATTATATAAAACGTGGAAAGCAATGGGAGGTGATATATCCACATATACAGTTGAAGAAATGCATTTCGCCGCTTTATTCCATGATTTAGGCAAGATGGGCCAACAAGAAGGCGAGTACTACCAACCAAATGATTCACAATGGCATATTGATAAATTAGGTCAAATTTATAAATTCAATACTGATATTCCTGCTATGAAAATACCAGAAAGATCATTATTTATACTTCAAGAAATTGGTTGTAAAGTAACTCAAAACGAGTATATTACAATTAAAATTCATGATGGTTTATATGATGAATCAAATAAGTTCTATTTTATGTCTGGAATGAAAGAAACTAGATTAAGAACACATTTACCTTTACTAATGCATCAAGCAGATCATATGGCTGCTCAAATTGAATTTGAATTATGGAATAATGCAACAGATTCTATTCCTAAATCAAGTAAACCAGCTAATGCAAGTAAAGGAGATAAAACCTTAAGAGCAGCTAAAAAAATTAACACAGAAAATAACCCAAACTTATCAAAAGCAACATTAGGTGTTATTGATTCGTTTTTCAAAGATTAAATATGATAACACTTAGTATTATATTAACAATAGTAATAACAGCTTCTTTTTTTATAATTAGAAATTTAATTATTAAAAATGAAGCATTAGAAGATTTTATTACAAAACAAAGTGAAGCTATAAATGCATGTGATCAAAGATTAAAAGAAATAGACGATAAAAATATATTTTATGCTGATGATCAAATAGGTTGGTTTTTTAAAGAAGTACAAAAAATACAAGAAGCATTAAACGAATTTACACTTAAATAAATGTAAAATACATGATAGATAAAACCAAATGGGCTCCTAAACCCCCTCCCGAACCAGTAGATACTGGTTCTTCTACTCCACAACCAAAAAAAAGAGGTAGAAAAAGAACAAAAAAACAATATTTTACTCCGGATACAGATTTAGCTATAAAAGAATATCTTTCAACTTCTAACCAGGATGAAAGAGATGAAATATTTAAAACAAGAATACATTATCCTTTTTATAAATTAGCAGAAAACCTAATCCATACATTTAAATTCTACTATACAGAAGTAGATGATTTAGAAGACTTAAAACATGAAGTAATTTGTTTTCTTTTAGAAAAATTAGATTACTTTAAACCAGAAAAGGGTTCAAAAGCCTTTTCATATTTTTCTATCGTAGGTAAAAATTATCTTATTCTTTATAATAATAATAATTACAAAAAGAAAAAAGCAAAAGTAGATATCTTAGCAGCGGATGAAGATGATGGAGTTTTACATCAACTGGGTAGAGATGATCGTAAACAAGAAATTAAAGATTTTATATATTATCTTACTGATTATATTGATAAACATATGTTTACTTTATTTAAAAAATCAAAAGATAGAAAAGTAGCAGATGCTATTAATGTACTTTTTAAACGTAGAGAAAATTTAGAAATATTCAATAAAAAAGCACTTTATATCTACATAAGAGAAATGACAGAAGTAGATACTCCTGTAATTACTAAAGTTACAAAAATCATGAAAAAACTTTATAAAAAACTTTATAGTGAGTATGCTGAAACGGGATATGTAAAAATTTAAATCCCTCCATATTTATAATAAAATAATATGGATTCATTAAACCAAATACTTTTTGACGATAAATCCTTTGGTGATTTATTAAAAGAAATTCACAGCAATCAAAAGAAAAAAGCTAAACAACTAGCTTCTTTAATTGCTGAATTACGTCCTCTAGTTCAATCTTTAGGTGATGCTACTGTAGTAGTCCCATTAATCAAAGAATATATGGAAATTAGTGTTAAAAATGACGACCAATTAATCAAGATGGCAGCTATTGTACAACGTTTATCTACAGGAGCAGCTTCAAATGGTGATGGTGGTTTATTAACTGAAGAAGAAATGGATCAATTAATGGATGTAGCTGAAGAAATAGCTAAAACTGTTGAAAAACCTAAACAAATAGAAGCGCCAACTAAAGAAGAAACAGAATAAAATGCCATATGGAGTAGGAAATATAAACCCAGGAAGAACAAATCTTCATTCCTCAGGACAATTAGTTCCTGTTAAAGTAATGGATGTTATATTAGATTTAGATCATCCTTTATCTGAAAGGTATGGTTTTTGGGATAGTTTAGGAATGATATTTTATATTAAAGTATCTAAATTAGTAACTAATCCTGAATTAGAATCATCTATAAAAAGAAATGATCAAGGTCAAATATTGACTACAATGGATAGAGCTAAACCTTTATTTGCTAATTTAAAATATTATCCTTTAAAGGGAGAAGTAGTAATGGCTTTAAGTAGTACAAAGAAAACAGAAGAAAAAAAACAAACATACTACCTCCCTAATTTAAATATATGGAATCATCCTCACCATAATGCTATTCCAAATCCTAATGTTGATGATGCTGCAACACAAAATGATTATAAATCATACGATCTTAGTGGGGGAGGGTTAGTAAGACACGTAACAGATGGAGCAACAGATATACCTTTAGGAAGATATTTTAGAGAACAAATGAATATAAAACCTCTATTACCTTTTGAAGGAGATCACATATTAGAAGGTAGATTTGGAAATTCTATAAGATTTGGATCTACAGCAAGAAATAAAGAGGGTACAATTTTAGGTTCAAATAATTGGTCTCAAGCGGGGCAAATAGGAGATCCTATTACTATAATTCGTAATGGCCAATCAGATGAATTAGATAATAAAGGTTGGGAACCAACAACCGAAGATGTAAATAGAGATCCTTCATCAATATATTTAACTTCTACTCAAAAGTTAGATAATTTTAATCCAGCATCTACAAATTGGCAGTCTTGGGGGGCTGAACCAACAATAGTTGAAGATCCTATAGCAGCTTTAACTTCTCCTCCAGCTGAAGATATACCTCAAGAAGAGGTAAATGGAGATGCTTGGGGTAGTGGGGATGAGGATAGTACTTCAAAAGAAAAAGAAAATGTTAATGTTAACAATTTAGAGGAAGAAGAATCAGATGCTAAAGCCCCACCAGAAACAGATAATAAAGATGAATTATCTTTATATGATGAGTTAATTGAAAGTGGAGATTATGAGGAAGATGACTTTGAAAATGTTATGGCACCAGAAGATATAGGATTTACTCCAATAGAATATTTAGAAGACCCATTAACTGGATTCCCACAAACAAACGAAGATGGAAGTTATAAAACAATTAATATAGATGTAGCAAATGTAACCTCAGCAGGAAGTTTAGCTGTTCCATTAATGGCTCAACAAGATGCAAAATGGTCTTCAACCAAAACAAGATATACAGTAGGAGGTACACTTAGTTATGGACCCGCTGGGTGTGCTAATTTATCATGTTGTATGGTTGCTTCTTTTTATCAAAATAAAATAATAACTCCTTTTGATTTAATGGGGTCTCCTCCTACAAATAATTTAAGTCTTAAAGATAGTACTCCTAATGGTTCTGGGGTTTTATGTGAATGGGATCAAATTGCAAAAAATGTTATGGGTGGTAGAAAATATAAAGCTCATATGAAAGGAGGAAAAGGAGCAGGAGGAACAGCTATAGTAGATTTTTTAGTAGCTAAGATAGATGCAAAAATACCTGTAATATGGGAGAAAAAACAAGTAAAAATAGAGGGTAAAAAACACTCAGGTACTAGAATAGCCTATTATGGTCAATCTGAAGAAAGATCTCCAAATGTACACCCATATGTAGGAGGTACTCAACACTGGATGGTTATAGTAGGATACACTCCATCAACATCAGGAGGAAACCCAACATTCCAAGTTAATGACCCAAACAGTGCTGCTTTTAGACCAACAGTACCAGTTGAAGATTTAGTTAAAGGTTTAGGAAGGTTTGTTACATTTGAATAATAGAAAATAAAATATGGAAGCACCAGAACAACCAAACGTATATGAAGGAAAGCAAGTATTAATAAATTCAGACAGATTAGTATTTAATGCTAAAGCAGATTCTATATTAATATACTCAAATAAACACATAGCATTTAGTTCTAATGGAAATATTCATTTTGATACAGGAGATGAAGGAAATTTTGTAATGAACTCAAAAAATATATCTTTAGGTTTAGAAGGAGATAAAAATTTACCTCCAGAACCTGCCGTTTTAGGTAATCAAATGGAAAAAACAATGATAGAGATGTGTGAGATGTTAGAAGGTATGATATATACTTTAGAATTTTCATATCCCCCTTATTGTTTAGCTCCTCCTGTAGGGCCAAATGTACCAGGAGGTGCGACTCCTTTTGTTGAAGTAAAAAATAAATTAAATACAATTAAAAAGAACCTCCCTTTATTTAAAAGTAGTAGAGTTAATCTACCAACAGATAATATGTATGGTGAGAGCCCTGGGGGTTCTTATGATAGAGGAGAATAAAAATTGATAAAATGCAAGCAGCAGTAGCAAAATTATTACAAAAAAATGAAGGCCTTCTAAACAAAGCTAAACAAAAACTTAAAGAAGAAGGAGAAAAGGGTGTTTTAAAATTAAAAAAACGAATACCTACCCAAAATGATATAATGGATCAATTTTCAAATAATTCATGTAGTAAAGCTGGTATAAATAAAGCTGAAAAAAATTATCAAAGACTAAAAAAAGCAGTAAATTTCATTAAAAAAGCTATAGAATCAGCTAAAAAAGCTTTAGAATATTTACAAAAAATGATTCAAAAAGTATTAGATATAATAGCAAAAATAACGGCCGTTTTAGGAGCAGTAGCTATTATAATTAGTATATTAAAAGGAGTTATTAAAGTAGGAGAATTATTAATTAAAGGTGTAGGGATGCTTCCAGGAAAATTTTCATTTCCACCAGGACCCTTAATTATAGCAGATAAAGCAGCAACCTTAGCTAAAGGAACAATAGAAATATTAAATTCAGCCGTTAAAGCTTTTACAAAAGCATTAGCACGCCCAACAGAAATAGCAATGCAAATAATGGCGATAATAACAGCAGCATTAGCAGCATTAGCTCTTATATTAAACCTTATAAGCATGGTGTTACAAATGATTGAAACATTATTTTTAACTATGTTAAATAAATGTGCTACATCTAATCCTGGAGGAGATAATACTCAAACAATAAACACAGTAAATGGCCAAACCCCGGAAGAATACCTAGCAGGTATGGGATACCCAGGATATACAATGGATAATATAAAACTAGAAGATAGAGACCCATATGATTACTCAGATCCTTTAGCAACTTATTATGAAAGTATAATTGCCAACCTAAAACTAGCAGGGGCTAATGAAGTAATAGAAAAAATATATAATGCTAAATTTGAAATGATAGGATACAGACGTTATGGTATTATGGGAATGGGTGATCCTTCATTTACTGAAAAATTTGACGATAGAAGCCCAGATGATTAATAAAATTAAAAAAATTTATATTTATAACAAACCAATATTAAAATATGAAAGCAAAAACATTTGAAAATCTAATTAGAAAAGTAGTTAGAGAAGAAATCGATTATGCGTTACGTAGAGAAATTAAATCACTTAAAGAAGACTTACGTGATGAGTTAAAACCAACTATTGTAGAACATAAAGAAAGAATGGTTGAAGTTCCTGATAATACAATATCTGAAACAGTTAAATCATCTTTAAGAGAAAAAATAATGGGTTCTACACCTATTAAAAAAAGACCAAAACAAAATTTTGTAAGTAATAGTACGTTAAATGATTTATTAAATGAAACAGCTGCGGGAGATACAAATACCCAAACAGCTTTGGCCCCTATGACAGATCCTTTTTCATCAGGAGCTCCAATGCCTATGGAAACAACAGGAATGCCTGAACCAGTAGCAAAAGCTGTTACAAGAGATTATAGTGGTTTAATGAAAGCAATAAATAAGAAAAAAGGAAGATAGATGCCTGAAGTAGGAGAAGTAATAAATATAAACCCAATAAACCTCCAAACAGATGTAGCTGTTGGGGTAACTCTTCCTTTTGATGGTAATGCTGTTTTTAATTCTTCTTATACAACTCAACGTCAAGTAAAATCAAACTTAATTAATGTATTATTAACAGAACCAGGAGAAAGAGTATATGAACCTAGTTTTGGAGTAGGATTAAGATCTCTTTTATTTGAACAACAAATTAAAGAAGCAGAACTTGAAACCAAAATAAAGGACCAAATAGATCTTTATATACCTGAAATAGAAGTAATGAATGTAGAAATAGAATTAGTAGCAGACGAACATACATTATATATAAGATTATACTATAGATTCCTATTAGATAATACAACAGACTCAATTCAACTTAATTTTAGATAATGACCTATTCAAAAGTATCAAATAAAGAACAAGATAAAGAAGTTAAATACTTAAATAAAGATTTTAATAACTTTAAACAACAGTTAATAGAATTTACTAAAATATATTATCCAAATACTTATAATGATTTTAGTGAAGGTTCCCCTGGTATGATGTTTTTAGAAATGGCAGCTTATGTAGGAGATGTATTATCTTTTTATACTGATACCCAATTACAAGAAACTTTTTTAGCATTAGCACAGGAAAAAGAAAACCTATATCATTTAGCATATGCTTTAGGATATAGACCTAAAATAACAACCACTGCAAATGTTGATTTAGATGTATTCCAATTAGTTCCTGCAAAAGTAGTAGATGGAGTTTATAAACCAGATTATAAATATGCTGTAAAAATAAACGCAGGATCTACTTTTAAATCCACAGAAGGACCTATATTTAGAATAGATGAAAGGGTAGATTTTAATTTCTCCTCATCTTTTGACCCTACAATAATAGATGTATACCAATTAGATAATGCAGACAACCCAGAATATTATCTTTTAAAGAAAAACGTTAAATCAATACAGGCAGATAAACAATCACAAACATTTACAATAGGATCATCAACTAAATTTACAACATTAAATATAACAGCTCAAAATATAATAGGAATAGATTCTGTAACAGATGGTGATGGTAATAATTGGTATGAAGTACCTTATTTAGCTCAAGATACTATTTTTGAAGAAGTAGAAAATATAGGAGCTAATGATCCTACCCTATTTCAATATAATCAACAAACACCTTATCTTATAAAATTAAAAAAAGTTCCAAAAAGATTTGTATCTAGATTTTTATCGGATGGAAGTCTACAACTACAATTTGGGTCAGGGATAAGTGATAAACCAGATGAACAAATAATACCAAACCCAGATAATATAGGTTTAGGAATTAAAGATGGAAGAAGTAAATTAGATATGGCTTTTGACCCATCAAATTTCTTATATACAAGAGCTTATGGAGAATCCCCTTCAAACACAGTAATAACAGTAAATTATCTAACAGGGGGAACTATAAATTCTAATGTAAGTTCAAATACTATAACAAAACCAGAAACTCTTGATATAACACAAGCACCTAATTTAGATATTCCTATGATGCAGTTTATAAAAGGATCTATAACAACTAATAACCCATTAGCAGCTTCAGGAGGGGGTAGTGGGGATTCTATAGAAGAAATCAGAATGAATACTATGGCAGCTTTTTCAGCCCAACATAGAACAGTAACTAAAGATGATTATATAGTTAGAACTTATTCTATGCCTCCTAAATTTGGTAGAGTAGCTAAAGCTTATATAACACAAGATGATCAACTTTCACCTTTAACAACAGAACCAAATCGTATTCCTAATCCTTTAGCTTTAAATTTATATAC